GTATTGCTTTTGCGTAATCGCTTACATTGTTTTGCGTTGTCATGTTATGCCTTTGTCGCAGGGTCGGAACGATAACACATCAAAGTTACTGACATTCTGTCGTTGCTTTCAATTGCATCAGTAATTCGCCATTCATTACCGCGCCAAGTTACGCTGTATAAATTTTGGCTATCAACAATCGTTTTCATGTGTGGCGTGTAATTAAATTTGAAAGTTATCAAATCAGAATAAACGCGGTATCTTTCAGTAATCGCAACGCTGTTTTTAACTTCTGCAACCAACGGGCGACCAACAAACCAAAGTGTTGTAACTGTCGTATATTCGCCAAAAGCATCAACACCAAAACTTAGGTTGTTAATATTTACATTTTCATATCGCGCAATAGCCATACAATCACATCACAAGCGGTTTATATTGTCTAAGCAATACATCCACCCCATAAGGTATTTTTTGCAAGCCACCAGCCGTTGTTTCGCTTCTATTGTTATATAGATGCGTAAGTAATAACAAGCCAGCTTGTTTAATTACAGGGTATTGCGCCAAAATGCTTGCGTTTACTGTGTAATTAACCATAACTGGTGCGGTCATGTATGTGTTTAAGTCGCTTGGCAAATCAGTTAAAACAACCTTGTTGCCCGTTACATCATAGTAATATGTGCTTGATGCAACCGTTGTTAGAACTGGCGGTGTTGCATCGCTGTAATATTTAACGCTGTTTATGGTTGTTCCGCTTTGCGAAACTTCGGGTAAATCAAGCGTTAAAGGTGAACCCCACAATGAACCAGCACCATAGTAAACCGTATATGCTTGATTGAATATTGGCATCCCCAAATAATCTTCAATGTGCATACGCACCGCAACTTCTAAACCGCTTAAATACGCATCTTGCGATTCATCACCAAACAAGTTTAATTGGTTGGTGATTTCATCAAGCGTTAGCCAAGCAGTTGCCAAATCACGGCTTGTTTGAACTACTTTTTCATAGTTGAACGGGTTGCGCGTTGGCGCAAGCCCTACAACACCAGTAAAATTGGCGGCTGACATAATTAAATGCCTTTCAAGTAAACACCAGCAAACACATCGCGAACGCTTGAAACCATACGCATTTCAGCAAGGATTGTTACAAAACCAACTTGCGTTTGGTCAAAGCGTTTGATTGTCATTGATTCAGTATCGCCAATGGTTAAGAACCTATCCCAATTTGCCAAAATTAATGGAATTGCGCCAACGGCTGGTGCATCCAAATATGGGTTTGGAATAACTGGAAAGCCAAACATATAACCAACTGCCGCGCTATCTTCATCACCAACTTCAACAAACATTGGTTGTCCACCAGTTGAACCTTTTAATTTGCGTAAAGTTGCAATCAAAGTTGGGTGAATATGCCAAGCAGTTGTAGGCATTGCCCAATATTGTGCTGGCAATGAACTTGCGATATTTGCAATGGTGTCATAAGTTGGCGCGGTAACGCTGGCTTCAACTGTCAAGACCGTATGAACGCCATTTGTAATGGCTGTTCCACTTGTACCAAATGATGCGGCTGTGGTGCTGGTATTGTAAGAAGTTAAACCGCGCAAGCCACTTTCTGCGCCATTGGTTGTTGTTGTTGAACCAGATTGGTCATTATTTACCGCCATTGATGCGGCTTCAATTTGGCTAAATTCAAAAATTAAATCTTCAACAATTTCTGCTTCTAATCCATTAACATCGCTTAAAACTGCGCTTCGGATTGGTAATTGTGCAGAAATTACACGAACTGGCAATTGCCAAAAGCCCGTGTTGATATTAGGTAAACCACTATTTGGGTCAATCGTGTACCCAAATGGATTTGTGGCTGATGCGGCATTACCTGTTTTAACAACAAATTGCATATCTGAACCACTTATTGAAACTTGTCTTGCGCCCATACGAAATGGGTTTGCATAACGCGCAACCGCGAAAGCATCATCAAAATGTGTCCGACCACCAACATTTGAACCGCTTCCAGTTATTGCAGATGCTTCATCAATTGACTTTAAATCAATGGTTGCTTCGCCATCAATTAAGGCTGTCTTAATGCCGTTTAAAATTCTTTCAGCGATTTTCATTTTGGTATGTCCTTTTGGTTAAAAAAGGGCGGTGAAGTGTTCCGCACCGCCCAATTCATTACGCGTTTGCAGTTCCAGTTGAACGGAAACGAACGCCAGCCGCAGGGTCGCGAACTGATGTTGCCAAGCGTTTTTCACCAAAGAATGTGATGTAACCCACTTGTGTTTGGTCATATCTACGAAGAACCATGTTCAATCTGTCCACGATGCCATAGAATTTATCCCAATCGCCAAAATACATTGGATATTTGCTAACAGTACCAGCAGAACCAGTTGCAGTTTGTGATGGCGCATCTAGATATTTATTAACAATAACATCAAAGCCAAGCAATGTACCAACAATGCCATCAGTACGCGCTAAACCGTCCACATAAATTGGGCGACCATTTGTATCTGTTAAACCGCGAATTGCTTGAAGCAAGATTGGTGAAATCATGAATTTTGCTGATTCTGTCCAATATTGTTGCGGTAAAGCATACACAAAGTTAATCACGTCTTTATATGTGATGTTGTTTGCGCCAACTGTGTTTGCGTTGGTTGTCAATTGGTCGTAAGTTGCAAGGCTGTGTAATCCCGTTGCTGAACCAGTACCGCTTGAACCTAATGCAGAAACAGAAGTTGTGCCGCCAGCATAAGTTGAATTTGCGCCAGCATATTGATTTAAACCGCGCAAGCCATCAGCACCACCTGTTGAAACGCTAGTGCCTGAACCTGATTGGTCATTGTTTGAAATCATTGATTGTGCTTCTGTTTGTGCAAATTCTGCCAACATATCATCAACAACATTTGATTCAAGACCATCAATGTCATCAAGTGCCGCAGTACGGATTGGAAACGCAACATTCAAGTCTTTTAAAACAACTTGCCAAATCGCTGTGTCTTCTGTGGTTGCTGAACCGTTGTTTTGGATTGCATAACCCCATTGCGCGCCAGCGTTGCCAGTTTTTACACGCCATTGGTATGATGAACCATCGGTTGCAACTGTTCGTGCAATACCGCGTAATGGGTTTGCCAAACGAAGTTGAACAAATACAGGGTCATAAGCGGTGCGACCACCTTGATTGTTACCGCCACCAGTTAAAGCAGATGCTTCATTGATGTATGCTTGATATTGTGCATCATCTTCAAACATTTTTACTTCTTTTTCGGTGCGACCATTGCTTTTGTGGAATGTGGCAAGTTGTTCTTTAACCATTTTGTTTACATCACCACGAATTGATTTTTCAATTTTGATGATAGATGGTGCAACATTAATTGAAGCAACTTTGGCTTCTAATGCGGCAACTTTTTCAGAAAATGATGCTTCAACTGCATCAACCTTTGCAGTTACGGCTTCTGTAACTTTTGCAATTTCGGCAATATTGGTTGCTTCAATCGCGTCTAATTTTTCAATAATTTCTTTTGACATGATTTTATCCTTTGATTCGTTTTGAAAGTTGTTTTAACAATTCACGCTGGTTTAATTCAGCAAGAATCGCTTCATTGACCACCGCATCTGATTCACTCAAACTTGTTGGCGTTTTAACAGTTTCATCATTTGCATCACGCAATTTGATTACTTTGTTAAAAATGCTAGATGCGGCAGTCGCTTGCATCTTTGTCAGTCCTGCATCACGCAAGACCAATTCTATTTCTTTAAGGTTAATTGTGCCATCTTCACGATAAACATTTTCAAGTTTATTGATGTTGGCTTCGGGATTGTTTGGGTTCATAACAATTGAAACTTCGCGCAAACCGCCTTTGGTGATTTGAAAAAATCCTTCATCATCTAAGCTATCAACTAAGCCACCAACTTCATCAACCATTTGCCATTCATCAGCGTATGCGCCAACTGAAACACCACCAACCATGTTTGGCGATTCTTTCATGATAGTGTAAAGGTCGCGCCCAACTGTTGTGTTGGTAAACAAACGCCCTTTGCCTGTCATTCCCGTGTCGCTAAATTCAAATGAAGTCCATTCGCCAACTGGCAATGATTCATCATTGTGCTGAAAGTACATCGGCAATGGCTTGGCTGATTCATCAAAAGCAGTTGCCCATTCTTTGAATGGTGCTGGTTGATAATTAAATCTGCGCCCGTCTGCGCCCTCACGCGCACCCCATGTTGTCAAAACTGCTTCAATTGTTCCGCACATTTCGGCAGATTCATCAGCAGTAACGCCCAATGCAACTTGGCTTTCGTAAAAAAACTTAATATCTTTAGTCATGAATAACAACCCCTTTTCTTTTCATTCCATCCATTTTTAAAGGCATTAAAATACGCTTGTCTGCCGCCTTTTTTAATTGAACAGTTAATAATAATAATCTTAATTCTTTTAAATCTTTTGGTGTCATTATTTTATGCCTTGCCAGCTTGCCCAACCTTACCAATGCTTGAAACATTACCACCACCGCCCGTGTCTTGCGGTGAACTGCCTGCAATCTGTGTTGCTGGTTTGCCTGTCGTATCTTTTAATTCATCTGCATCAGTTAATTCAGCCCTGCCAAGATACTTGCGCGCTTCGTTAGGCGTTAATATTCCTGCATTGACACCAGCAACCACATAATTCATTTGGTCAAGCGGTGCGCCCCGTAAAAAGTCTTGCGTCTGAAATTC